CGCGGTCATACTCCACCGCGGTTCCGTCCTTAAACCCGAGGTGGAATTTATCAGCGCTCTGAACAGGAGTGGCGTCGACCGTCGAGTAAATGGCACCAAGCACTACTCCCGCTTCATCTCGCTCGTCCATCAGGCATATAACTTGTTCGCCGATGTCCGGCAGCCAATAAGCTTTATCGTTCTGCGTCTTGGGCACCACGACCGGAAGCCAGTAGCTAAGCATTTGATCGAATTCGTTGAACGTAACTCTCAGGCGGCAAAGCGACAGATCCTGATCCTGAACAATCCCCAGCCGCAGTGTGGAAGGCTGTGGGTCGGATGCATTCTCAGGTCGGGTCCCAAACAAATTAAAAGACACGACTGACCTCCAGGCGAGTTGTATAACCATGAACCCGATCGAGTCGATGATTGGCGACCAAAACGATATAAACCCCATCGAACTCGCCAAATCCAGTTAGGTTCACAGTAATGCCCGAGGCCATCGCGATTGAGCCAGGCATCACCAGCGTGGCGTCGATGAACCACATATTACTCGCGTTTAAAGCGGCTTGAGCCTTGAGTAACGCTTGCGGCCCATTTTCGCATCGCGACACGATTTTTAGGATGTCGGCGGTTACAACCGGCGCAATTGCCGATGCATTCTGAACGATCAGCGATTTGCTCGTCAGGTTGTGGTAAGCGACTTGTGCGCTGCGATACGTACTGTGCGTACGGTTACGGAATTCGAAGCGTTCGAGGCCGGTCCTATCCAGCGTTTGCACGGGTATCAAAGCTTCGAGGGTGACGCGGGAATAAAACACCAGGATCGAACCTCGTACAGTGAAATCATAGCCCTGCTCGATTGCGAGGCGTTTCAAAAACCCCAAGTCGGTCTCGTGCTTCTGCGTCAATCTTTCGAATACGACGTCGATCACGTCCGGTGCGCTGACTACCACGAGCCCGTACTTTGCGGCCAGCGTTTGAGCTATTCCAAGGAGAGTCTGACCTTCGTATCCCACGCTGTTGCGCGTACGCATGGCGGGAGTGACAAAGGCCGCCAGACATCGCATCGTAAAAGTATCCGGAGGACCGGCTAGTTCTAACTGATCGATTTGGAAGTCGCCACACGGTAGCAGCCCTTCGCCGCGATAACCCATCGCCAGGTTCAGTTCGTCGCCCAGCGATGGATACCATGTTGTTTGCCATTTTCGATCATGGTCTTCGATCAGCAGCTCGACCTCACCGGAGAGCGCGGAAAGGTTGTCCGTATAGCTGATGCTGAGAACCATCGTCGAAATGTCCGTGGTAATGTTGATCCCCGCATACGTCAACACCCATTGAGGGGATCGCACAGGAAACGAAATAGCTGCAGCCATGATCTTACAACCTGTTCTACGATTGCGCCTGTTTCCACGGCGGCAAATCCGTTGCGACCACGCTGGCCTTCTGCAACACTGGAATGAGCACCGTCATTCCTGCTGAGAGTACAGGTTCGATCGGTATGGTCGGATTGGCCATCACGATAGTGCCTAGAAGAGTGGCGTCTCCGTAGTAGTTCCACGCCAGCAGATCCCAGCGATCGCCAGCCGCACTAATATGTGTAAGGTATTGAGGACAGCTCACTCGGCACTCCTGACTATGACGGAGGTCGGAACATCGTCGGGAAGCAGGACCGCACTCGAAGGTCCCGAAGGCGCGACTAATGCGGCCAGGGCCGACAGGCCCCCGGATGCAAGCGTCACGGCGCTCGAGCTGCTTGAGCTCGCAACCGAAGCGACTGCCAGTGGAATAAATGCTGCAATCGGAGGCGCGGCAACGTTTACTTCGAGCGGAGACTCCCGCAGGCTCAGTCGAACTGTTATGGCCTGGATATCTCCCACACCGCTGAGTTGGCGCGACACTGTATCAATTCCGATGATCACGAAGTACCCGCGAAAGTCTCCATTCCCGAATATCAAGGGTAGCGCCGCGTGAGTCGAGGCCGCCTGCTGCAACACCAACAGACTGGCAGCCGGATTCGTAAAAGAGAGATGCAAGAGCATCTCAAGCCGAATCGTTAACAGGTCATCCGCCAGCCATTGCAGCCGCGGCCGAGCCTGAACCACCCGCTGTTCCGCATAGTCGTAGCTGCGAGAATCGCTAAACGCTTCGGGTGAGCCGACTACCTGAAACGGAATGTCTCCTAAGATCGCAAACACTAAAACTCAGTCCTTTGACGCCGCTGCAGCTCGCGCGACCATTGTGTGTAAATGGCTTCGCGATGCTCTTCGAGCGCCGCCTTGACCCGATTCTCTACGTCATCGGGTTGGCAGGCGTTTATGACTATCGTGGGGGTCGAGTTAATCGTCACCGCATCAGCACCAACCGTATTTGGTCCAGGCTGGGAGGGCAAAATGCTAGCTATCGCGGGCGCCGCGAGAAGTTGAGCGCTAAGCATCGCAATCGCCGCCGCCGTGCGCAAAGTCGCAGGTCGTGAAGGACTGTCGCCCCAGACTCCCGGCTTATTCAACAAGGCGAGCACCGGAGGCAACCAAGGAATTAGCCTCGAAGACCCAGGGCCGTTCAAACGGCCGCTGGTTCCTCTGCGCGATACTCCATTTCTGGCCAGTTCCAGGTCGCTTTTACTGCCCTCTTCCGGCCCGATCATGACCGACACCAGCTCGCCGATCATACTAGCGGTCTCGCCCGAGACGGCGGAGGCCAATCGTCTTATGATTTTCACCATCGCGCTCCTGTTGCGCCAGATCGAGTGTGAGACGGCAGCAACCAGTGCGGCGGTCGCGGTCGGAACGATTACAGGATTACCTGCCAAAGTGGCCAACCCTGCGACCAACTCCTTCGCAGTACCCGCCATTGCGATGAGACTTTCCGACGTGCGGACCGCTCGCGATAAGGATGTAAGAATTTGACCTCTCGCAACTGCGACCCACCTCTCGAGAGGGATCCCTATAGCCCAGATCCAGTTTACCGCTTTCATTAAGACTGCCGTCGACGCTGGAAGGATAGTTCCTGACACGAACACCTGCTGAACTCTATCCAGCAACGATGATGAGAAAGCCGACCTGGAGAATGAGGTCGAGTCTGCCCATTGACAGTATGTCGTCAGATGTTGATAGCTCGACCCTCGCTGTGCTGCACTCCAAGAGAGCTTCGCGGTATGAAGAGCTGTCATGTCAGCCGCATTGGGGTGCGTTGTGAGTCGAGCGCCGAACTCGTTCACACCTGCGGTCGCGGCGGATATCGGGGCCGCGAAGGCTGTGAACCCCGCAACATTGGCCGAATGTAGCTTTTCATTCATTGAAATTTAGCAGGTCCGATTTTTAGTTTTCCGTCGCCCCGGAACTCCAGAGAGCACCGTTGTCAGGCTCGGGTTGGGCGTTATGGGAAATGGTCATAAATGTTTCGTCACTCACAGTCACGTTTGTCTGGGTGCTGTCCGACTCGTCAAGCACAGAGGGAACCGGAGCCTAGCAGAGACCGCGCAAAGCGCGGACAACCATCCGGATCAGATGATTTCCATGCAGAGCGAAGATCCAGCGACCTAGCACCTACCAGCGGCATTTGACTAGCTCCCTCCGCCCGCGTTTTCTGAGGCCTGGCGGTTGTAGTCATTGACCGCCGTCACCCAATAGCTCAACTCTTCGAAGTCCATCGCCGCCAGCTCTGCTACTCCGAATCCGAAGTGAACAAGGGCCGCGAAGGCGCCGGCGGAGGGCCCTGAAAATTTGCGCCGGCCACCTCGGACTGCAGGGCCAGCACGTCGTTGAGATCCATCGCGAGGAGATCCTCATAGACGATCTTCTCGCCATCGATCTCGACCAGCTCCGCAATCAGCGCAAACACCACCGCGGTAGGGTCGCTCGAGGTACCAACCACTCGCTGCGCACGCATGAGGTCGCGCCCGAAGCCTTTACGAATGCTCGCGCTTCTGCCTGAGGGCAGAATCAGCAGGCTTCCGTCGTTCTGATCGGCTTGAGACGCACCCTGAAGCCTTACGCCATTCACTGTTATCTCGTCGGATCTCATTTGCACTCACTCCTCGGTCGGGTCGACCTGAAACATCCTGACTGCCGGTCTAGTTCAGCCACCCAGGTTCGTTCGGAAGGTGGAAAGCTGGTCCACGCCGCCCACGACGTAAAGGTTTGCGAACACGTCATAGAGATAGATTTGGGTTCCCGCCACGTAAAGCTCGCAATGGTAAACGCTCACTGTGGAATTCGTTTCGACCATCGAGTGCTGCTTGAAATTGGCCGTGCCGGCGTCTTTGAATACTCCGGTCATCAGATACACGACGGGTAACTCGGCCGAACGCCCCTGGCTGGTGTACTGCTCGAGGCTGCCCATGACCTGGAACGAATGAGTTTGAAAAGGACTGGCAGCCATGGTTAAAGTCTCGGCATCGAAAGACGCCCACTTAAGCTTCGCCTCCAGCTTGTCCACCCCGCTCCACAATTCGGCGCTCCCAACCATCCCCAGGCCCTTGTAGTCGATCATGCGATGTCGCGGCTGAGGGATTTCGATTTCTTCCGCGCGGCCGAGGAATCCAACCCCATCGATATAAACATTGGCGTTGGAAAGAGAATTCACCTGAATATTCATCTAACTACCTCGATAGCTTCGCGGACGTTACTAGGAAGTGGCCGATGCGGAGGTGGTCACCGCATTGGTCTGACCGAGTTGCTGGAGCAGCGACACGTCGATAAAGGTCTGGAAGGTCAACCGCTCCGCGGGAGGAGGCGGCATCACATCGATGTCGAACACCAACTGGCCCGCGGAAACCTGCGCAGGAGGATTCTCGGTTGGATCATAGCTGGCGCTGCCCGCTACCAGGGCGCCACGCTGGATGAGAGTCCGGAGGAAAGCATTGACCGACGCCACGATTGCGATGATAAGAGCGTTGGAAATCGGCTGATCGATGAACTGAAGCATCGCCAGCTCGACCGACTCCTCGATGATGTCCATGGTGCGCCGCACGCTGATGAAATTGTCCGGCTCGGTATTGCTCGGAAATGCCGACGAGCGGTTTCCCCACACCCGCAGTCCCGTGCCGAACGCGTTGAACACCGTAAGAATCCCATTGGCGTTTAAATTGTTGACGTCCGAATTGGCATCCACCGCCGACGAATAGAGCTGCACGTCTGGTCCCAGAATTCCCTCGACCTCGACATTGGAAGGCGACCACCAATACCCATTGGCCAGGTCCTGGGCAGCAATCGAGCCTGCTACCCATGAGGAGTAGGCACCTACCGCAAGCGCGTTGACCTGCGAGGTCAGCGGGCTGCCAGTGGTGCTCAGAGTTACTCCGGTAGGAACGATCCCGCTGTCATAGAAGGTCTCCTGGGGATAGCAAAGGATGGCGCGCTTGCTCGAGGTGTTAAAGGCATTTCCCGAGGCGCCACGGTTGCCGATTGCGCTCGCAACCGGCGTCGCCGGCGGTGAATCGATCAGCGTAACCGCTCGAATGGTGTTCGCCATCGTGATTTCTGCCGTCGCCACGTCCGCAAACTGCGAGTATCCGGGTGCAATGAGAATCTTTGCGAAGAAGCCCATCGTCCCGTAAGTGGTCTGCAAGGCCTGGATTCCGGTATAAACGCCGCCGCTAACCGCTCCGATGATGTCAGAGTGCTGGACCTTGGTCGGATCGGCGTAGTTGAAAGCCACCAATACCGTCGCACTCGAGGCAATGTGACCTCCAGACCCGGTAGGAATGAGCGTGATTACTCCATTAACGGGGTCGAGAGTGTAATCCGTTCCAGCCACATAGGTGGTGCCGGCCGGATCGCTGGTAACTACCACATTCGACACTCCCATATGGCCAAGGTTGATTGCACCTTGAGCATTGAAAGGAAATGCGGTGGCCGCCACTGCGGTGAAGTGGCGGGTCGGATCGAACACATTCACTACGATTGCCTGGCCGGCTCCTTGATTCTGAATTGCGGCCAGCGCGTAGGGGATCGTGTAGCCGAGCACGATCGGCCCGAAGTTAGCTGCATCGAGCGACGATGACACCAGCGTTGGTGTGTTGACTGCCGGTGCGATCGCGGGAGTCTGGACTGCCCAGCTCGGCGCGGTCCCCACCAACCCGATGACCGCGGACTTTACCACTTTCACTGGCACCGGGCCGCTGTCGACTTCTATGATTTCTATTCCATGTAAAAAGCTTGCTGGCATTTTTTCACCATGTGTTTTGGGATTGAACTCCGGCCTGGACCTGTGACCACTATGCGAGCGGAGCGGATTCGCCCGCGGAAGCTACCGCCACGTCGGCAAAGCTCCATGCGATGTTGACGGTGGCTTCGCTCGCAATTCCTCCCGTTGTCAAACGCGTAACGATTCCGTTTACCGGATCGAGTGTGAAGTCGGTGCCGACCACGAACAGTGAGCCACCTGAGGTACTGACTGTGAGTGTTATGATGTTAAGGTTGGGAAGTTGAACCTGATTCTGAGAGTTGAAGGTAAAGGGCGTCGCGCCGATGGTGACCGTGCTTTCCCCCTCAGCTTCCAGAGCCACTCCCCTGACGAAGAGCGGGAAGTCGCAGGTGGTCGAGGGCTCCACGGCCATCGTGATCAACGCCACGCTAAGGAGGTAGATCCACACCCCACCTTCAGTGTCGCGCTCAACGAATTTTTCGCGCACCATGAAAATCTTGCGCGCGCCGGGAATCCGGTATCCGGTCAGCGCGGCGCGGATCGCTTCCAGGATAGCGTACGCTCCGGGAGAGCTCCCTCCTGGAGGGCCGCCAACACTCCATCCCAGGTCGCGGATGAGTACGGTGACGTCGAACTCCATTTTGCGTTCCTGGATGATCGCCGCCGTGTCTTCGACTTGTCCGTAGTCCGATCCGCGATATACGACCAGCGCCGCGCCGATTCTATGCGTCAGGCGATAGCTCTTCGGGTTGTCGGGGAAGTGGACGATTTCGATCGCCGTCACCATCGCTTGTAGCCGAGCAACAATCGCCGTCTCGATAGTGTCGATGTCGATCGGAGTAGGCGGCGAAAACTGCTGCCCGACCCAGGGTGTGTCGAGAACCACTCCCATAGCCTAAAATCCCCTCATGGTCTTGCGGGTAAAGATGCGCACCGGTCCGATAATCCGCTCCGCGTCACGAGCTATGGCCGTCTCCTGACCATCGGCGCCAACACCCAGAGTCATCTCGCCGGCCGCGACCTTGCGCAACATCAGAAGCGCGTCGTCGTAGCGCCGCCGCGCATCGGCCAGGTCATGAATCGGCCGCAGCGATTGCAGGCGATAGATCGCGACGTCGCAGGCGAGCCGGTTCAGTACTTCCGGCACGTCGGTCAGGGGCAGCGCGAAGCGTCCTCCCAGGTATCCGTCGATCTCCACCGAGGCGTCATCCAGCGCCTGCTGCAGCACCGTGGTATTCACGGTAGTAACGGTCGGGTCTTCGTTAGTGAGTTGGACCAGGTCGCGATTGGGATAGCGATTGATGATGTCTTGTGGTGCCGCGTAACTCATGTTACTCGCTTCCTTGCCTAAGACAGGTACTCGCTCACGATCAGGTCTGCGCTGTTTCTCCAGATGTTAGTGGTAGATACGCCCGAGCTGGAGCCGGAGCCTGCCATAAATTCCGAGTTCAGCAACTGACGCGCCACTTCTTCGAGCGCCGGCGGCACCAGGAGGTAGATTCCTTTACCACTCGCGAGCGTCCCGAATGGCATCGCCGCGTCAGTCTTAAAGGAGCGCATCGCGGTGCGCGCCGCGCCGTAGTTGGTGGGATTCGAAAGGTCCTGGTTGCTCGCGTATGCTAACTGCCAGAGTCCGACTCCGGTGTTGGCGCGGCCGTCGACGCCGTAACGGAACTCGCGGCGATTGAAGACCGCTTCATCATTGATCGAACTCATCCGCGTTACCGCATACTCGCGGCGCAGCTGGAAAATGAACGGCCGGATTGCCCGCGACGCGTCGATCAGGAACCAGTACGGGCCCGAACCTGCGCTATTGATGTTGGAGGCGCTCGAGTCGGCGTCAGCTCGTCCCAGCGGACCTACCGGATGGGTCGCGGAAAAGAACGGCTGGCCGTCGTAACCGATAACGCTCGCCGGAGTCGTCACCGAGGTCTGGATCATCTGAAAGAGCAGCATGTCGGGATGCACCTTGGTATCCCATCCGAGCTGCTCGATGATCGGCTCGTAGACGCCGTAGGTGTCATCTTCGATATCGTTGCGATCGATGGAGACGGTGTCCTCGAAGTTGCGATTCGCGATGGTATAGGAATGAGCCTCGAGCGCCTGGATGACCCTATCTCCCAGCCATTCGCGAAATTTGGTCGTGCGTCCCAGCCATGGATAGGTACTGACGCGGCTGGAAGATCGCACAATCGAGCAGATTGATTCGTAATACGACGGCGGCTTTTCGAATCCCCGTTGAAAAACCACATCGAAGCCGGTGAATAGCGCGGCCAGATTTTGGGCAGATACTTCCATCTTGGTTCTAACTCCTTGCTGGTTGCGAGATTGCCTAGACCGCGGCGGTCGCCTGATGCCAGAAATCGACCCACACTTCGCCCGAAGGATCGATTGCCACTACCTGCCCGGCCACCGCGTACTGCTGCACCGAGGCGCCCGACGCGCGATCGCTCGCAGTCACGTTGTTGTCATCGAGCGCGAAGCAGGGACTGCCCACCGCGGGCGCGGTGACCGAAGTGTCCTGCGAGTACATGAAGACGCCTTTGCGCGCCGCGATTTGAATCGCACCCGCGGCCCCGGGATTGTTCACCGCGTTTTGCGCGGGAATTCCATTCACCACATATTCGGCGCGACCGACGACCTTGAGCGCGTTGGCAGTGGTGGTAGTTGCTGACGCGGGGACCGCATTGCCGTTGCCGTTGATCGCGACCATGCTGCCGAGGAAGATCGTGGTGTTAGCCTCGACGTTAAGAACACGGATGCGCCCACCATCAGCCATCTCGGGCGTGTTTCGGGAATTTGTCAGTGCCGCCATCTTTTCACCTGGACCGTTTTTTTAGAGTTAGAGATTGGGATCCGAATGTTCCTTGTTGAGGCGCAGGAAATCCGCGCCGCCACTTTTTCGCTGCACGAAATCGTTGGCGGTGACACCTAGGAGCCCGCAGATTGCAATCTCCGTCGCGCTTAGCAGCGACGCCGAATGCGATCGCGAGAGCACGGTGCGCGGATCGCCGCCCAGGTTCAGCTCACCCGGCAGCAGCACCGGCTGCCGTGCGGCAAAGGTATCGAACCCTTTCTGATCCGCCGCGCAGTATGCGATCGCCCATTCGCGATGCGCGGGCGCCAGCCTGCCCGAGCGAATCGCCTCGTCCACCGCGTATTCAGCCTTCTCGCGCGCGCGCTGCATCTTGAGCGCGTTGAGCTCGGTGAGCGCCTGCTGAAACTCTGCGACTGCCACATAGCGCGCCGGATCATTTCCCGCGCGATGCGCTGCGGCCGCATCGATGTCGCTCATGGCGCCAAGCCGCTTGAGGATGTCGTCGGTCGAAGCATCCGCGTCGAGCCCCAGCATCTCGCGAAGCTGTTTGAGAAATTCATCCATCTTGCTTTCCTCGTCTCCGGCCGCGGAGATCGCGGTCAGGTAAAGATTCGGGTTGTTGGTGAGGCCGGCGCGCAACAGCCGCGTAATCGCGCCATCCTTCGGCGAATACTGAAAGACCGGCGAGATATAGCGATACTCATGCGCGCGGATGGCGCCGGCGGCGCGCTCGGTCCATTCCACTCGGCCCCATATCGCGCCATTTCGAATCGCAAATTCGGTAATCCATCCGGCGGCCGGCGCGGGATTTCCTTGCGCCGCGGCGAAGTCGGTCGCATGGTCATAGTCGATGGGAATTCCCGCCTGCATCCGCAGCGCCATGGTCGCGTTGATAACCGCCGTGGGATCGGCGAGGAGGTAAGGCCCGCGACCGTCGCGCCCGTGGAAATTTCCCGCCGGGATGAGTTGGATCCACTCCGGTGGCGCGGCATCCGCGGCCTCGACACCGAAGGCTGGCGCGCTGGCGGTCTCGACGTGGGAGAATCCTAAGAGTTTGCGTGGATTGGCACCCGAGTCACCGCCAGCGCGGGCTATGGAGGAGGCATCCATGGTGCGCATTGTGCCGCGATTTTCCGAGTCCAATAAGGATGAACTAGTTCAGCCATAACACTTACTACGGAGAGAAGGGGAAAGTGCACGAAAGTCGGCCGCTGCTGAACATCCAGTCAGCAGATAACAGCATTATGTGCGATGATCTTTGCTCGCCACTGAAGGTCTAGCTCAGTGGAAGCCCTAGCTGCGCGGACTACATGGAGCGCGTCACGCTCATCTCAGGCGCCAAGGCGCGCCACCATCTTTTCCAGGACGTCGCTGAGGTCGGGAGCGGGTTTGAGCGCCAACGCTTTTCGACACGCAGCGGTCGCTTCGGCGATCTTGCCCTGCCGCTCGAGCGCCACCGCCAGCAGGGTCAAGGCTTCGGCATCGTCGGGCTCCTGCGCGATGACGGAGCGCATAAGGATTTCCGCCGCGGTGTAGTCCTGATGGCCGAGCGCAATCTCGGCGCGTTCTTTCGCTACCGCCGTCGACCCGCCGGGTAGCTTGGCGGCCGCTTCCAGAGCGGACTCGCGCAGATCCACGGCGTCATACTGGTTGAGGTTGCGGGCGAGATCGATGTAGGGGCCAGGTCCGTGCACCCATTGCGGCATCAGCACCAGCGCCTGGCGGATGTCGCCCAACGCCTCGCTAGTGCGGCCGGTCTGCTCCAGAACCATGGCGAGATTCACCAGCGCGCCCGGAAAGTCGGGATTGCTATCGAGGGCGGCGCGAAACTCCGGTTCCGCACCGTCAAGGTCTTTGCGATCCAGCAACGCGGTACCCAACTCGTAGTGGCATTCCCAGGAGGCCGGGAACATTTGCAGGCAGGTGGAGAACAACGCGACGTCATCGCGCCAGAAGCTTTCGACGTGAAACAGGATGCCACCATATAACACCGCCAGTAGCGCTCCGGCCGCCGCGATCGCCGCGCTACCCAATCGAACCCACTCGCAGATAGTAACCGCGATGTCCGCGATCATCAGACACCAGGCCACCGAGCTAAGGTACAGGTAGCGGTCCTGCACCATGACCAGCGGTGGAAATTCGCGAAGGTTAAGAACCGGCGCCAGGCCGATAGCGATCCATGCCACGCAAAACACGTACAGCCTGCGATGCGATGCGTGGCGCAGCAGCAGGGCCGCCGCCAGCGCGAGGACGGCCAGCATCGCAAGCGGCACCAGGAAGTCGCGCGACAGTATCGAGGACACCATCACCACCGGATGATCGGGACCCGCGCTCCACGGCGCGACTAACAGCCACACATATGTCGCGAGGGCGCCCGGCAAGGTAATCAGGAGCTGCGCGAGCGTCATCGGATTGGCGACGTGGTTTCGGACGATCACTCCCAGGACCAGCAGGCGCACCATGAGGTAGCCGGCCAGCAAGGCGAGGAAGGGCCAGGTCTCGATGACTCCGCGCCATAGAAGCTCGCGCATCGATTCTTCCCGTCGCGCGGCCTCATCGTCAGGTTGCAGAATCGCGACGTACGCCAACAGCAGGAAGGGAAACACTGCCGCCGATTCATGGCTAAGCAGTGCGAGGCCAAAGAAAATCAGCGCCAGTGGACGGTGCGCCGCGCCGCCGCCGCGACTACCGATGAACGCGAGGAATCCCGCGAGCATGAAAGCAGTGCTCATCGGGAGCGGAATCGCTATCGGCCAGACCACCGCCTGCGCATGAACCGGCATCAGTCCAAACAGCGTCGCGGCGAGAAGCGGCGCCCATCGATGCGAGGTCAGCGCGCGCGCGATTCGAAAGACCAGCCACACCGCCACCAGATGGATCGCGATCACCGCCAGATGCCATCCGGGCAGCGCGAAGCCGAACAGGTGGT